GCATCGCTCGACAAGACTGAGGCTGAATTGCAGGCTGTTCTTGATGAGCGGATGGCTGAGATGGCGGCACCGCCTGTGCGTCAGGCAGTGCCAGCAAGTTGGAGCTAACAATGGAAATGTCCGGCCTCATAGATTTGCTCATTGGACTGGTCATCGCTGGTGGTGGCTGGTGGGTCAACCGTATGGCTGATGAACAAAAGAGGCTGGAGATTTTATTGAACAGAACCCGCGAGGACTACGCCACAAAAGCAGATGTGCGTGAGGATATGCGTGACGTTATGGATGCGCTAAACCGTCTTGACGCCAAGCTGGATAAGCTGATGGGCCGCGAATAATGTGGTTCATGCTTTCCTACTTTTTGTGTTCGTGGGTCTTGCCGAGGACCAACGCCTTGTCAGCAATGACCTCTACTTTCGTAGCCTCGCCGATTGTGTCTGGTACGCTCAGACGCTACATCGGCAGGGTTCCAACATAACCGCTTATTGCCTGCCCAAGCTGGTGCCGGAAGGGACGCGCATTTATGATTGACCCGATTTCTGCCGCCGCAACAGCATCAGCCGCCTTTAGCGCCCTTCAGCGCGGCTTTCAGGTCGCTCGCTCCATAGAAGATATGGCGAGTGACTTATCGCGATGGGCCTCAGCGATGAGCGACTTGGAGTTCGCCCACAAGCAGGCCCAGAACCCGAGCATATTCAAACGTGTTTTCTACTCGCAGTCCATCGAGGCCGAGGCGATGGAGGCTTTCGCCGCCAAGACCCGCGCCGAGGAACAACGCGCCCAGCTCAAGCAGTATATACAATATACCTACGGCCAATCGAAATGGGATGAGCTGGTCCGAAAAGAGGGCGAAATCAGGCGCATTAGAAAAGAGACGGTGCATCGGCAGGCTGAAAGGCGCCGCAAGTTCCTAGAGATCGTGGCCATAGCGCTGGTGGTTGTCTCCGGCGTGGGAGCGCTTATACTGCTTGTGATGTGGCTGAAGGGGATGCAGTAGCATTGTCAACACGCACTGGCTTGATCGGTGAATACATAACAGCGGCGGTCATTCTTGAGCAAGAGGGCTGGCAGGTGTCGATGGCTCAGCAGGACGGCGTTGATCTGGTGGCCTGGAAGGATGGTCAGTTCATCACCGTGCAGGTGAAGACCGCCACACTGCGGACCCAGAAGGGGAGCCGCAATCCGGTGTATCATTTTCAGCTTGGCTCCGGCTCAGCGATGAAGATTGTCAAGAGAGGCGCTTACGATGTTTTGGCTTGTTGTGCGGCCAACGATAGAAAGGTGTGGTTTCAGGCGCAGTGTTGCGTCAACCAACTGTCAATGCGTAAAAGCCCCGCGTTCTTTTCTCGGCCCGATCTGGAGGCCGATAGCTGGATGCGAGCTACGCAAATCGTGATGGAGACAAGGCGATGAGCAAGCTGATCGAGATGATAAAGCGGCATGAAGGCGTTGTGCCGCATGCCTATCAGGACAGTCGCGGATACTGGACAATAGGTGTCGGGCGCCTGATCGACAAAGAGCTGGGCGGCGGTCTGTCCGATGACGAGGTCGATTATCTGCTGGCCAATGACATCAACCGTTGTATTGAAGAGGCGCAGACCTATCCGTGGTTTGCTGGCCTCTCAGAGCCGCGTCAGGCGGTGGTGATATCCCTGCTGTTCAATCTAGGCAAGCCGCGCTGGGACGGCTTCCAGAAGGCTCAGGCGGCGATTGCGGCGGGTGATATGGCTGAGGCAAGCCGCCAGCTTCTCGATTCCAAGTGGGCGCGGCAGGTTGGCCAGCGGGCATATGAGATGGCGGCACAATTAGAATCAGGAGAATGGAAATAATGGCTGAGGTTACGTTTGAACGGATACTGGAGTGGAAGCTCCTGCCGCGTCTGATGATGTTGGTTATGACCGGCGTCTATATACGGTGCATAGAGTGGGCGCTCAGCCAACCTGACCTTAGCGCCGCTCAGGCTGGGCTTATTAGCGTTGTGACCGGAGCAATGACCGGCGCCTTCGCTGTGTGGATGGGGCATGAAAAGAAATGATACAGGCACTGATACCGATTGTTGGCGACTTGGCGTCCGGCTGGCTCAAGGGCAAGGCCGAAGAAAAGGCCGCCGTCTCTGCGGCCAAGGTTGCCAAGGCGCAGGCCGAGGCGAAGGTTATGGAGGTTGCGGCCACGCATGAGGCGGGCTGGGAAAAGATTATGGCGCAGGGTAGCGTTCACAGCCTCAAGGATGAGTATCTGGTGATCCTGTTCTCGATCCCGCTCATCCTCGCCTTCTGCGGCGACTGGGGCAGGGATGTAGTGGAGCAGGGCTTCGCGGCGCTGGAGGCGATGCCGGAGTGGTATCAATATAGCCTCGGAGCTATAATCGCCAGCACGTTTGCCATTCGCGGCGGCGCCAAGATTTTCCGCAAATAAAAAGACCCCGACCACTGGGGTCGGGGCTAGTGTGGGAGGAAACGCGGGCATGACGCCGCCCGCCGAGCGATCAGTTATCGTAATCCGCCTCAGGACGCTCCACAAGGCCCGAACCCTCGCATGTAGGACATTCCGCCCACTTCTCGTCCAGATAGCCGCCACGCCACGCCATAGGCGCGGCAACGGCTACCTCTTGGAGGCATTCACCGTAGCCGCCGCACTCTGGGCATTCGATTGGGTCGATCACGATGCCAGCTTCAGGTGACGAGCCTTGCCCGCCTCCCGCTCCAGATAGCCCTTCTCGATGAGCTGTTCTATGAGATACTGCGCGGCGGTGCGTGAGCGCCCCGTCTTCTCGGCCAGCTCCCGCACGGTTGGCGCGTAGCCATAGCGCCGGATGTGGCGGTCTATGAAGGCCAGCACCGTGTGCTGTTTTGGTGTGAGCGGCTTCATTGCCTCGCCTCCTTGACGGTCAGCGTCTTCTGCCGCGTCACCGATTCAGGCTTGGCGGCGACTGTCTTGGCCGGTTGCGCCTTGGTGCGCCGCATCGGCCACTTGATGTAATAGTCAGCGCCGTCCACCGTGACACTGCCCTCCTCGTGGTTTCCGAGGATTTCCTTCAGCCCCGCCTCGGCGATGTCTATCGCCTGCTCGGCGGCCTTCTTGTCCGCCCTAGCCTGCAACAGCATCTCGGCGTAATACTCGCCGTCCTCGATGTTGTTCAGGTCTAGCGGCGGTGCGCCGTCATCCACGCGGTCCCACGCCACGTTGCCATCGTTTGACGTTAAAACGTCATACCAGTCGATGTCACGCTTGCGGCGCTCAAACTCGTGGATTGCGTCAGTAATCTCAGCCCGCATCTCATCGTCAACACGATACAGGAAGATGCGAAGCTCATTGCCGCGATATAAGACGCACACAGCGCCCCAAGCATATGCAGTACACATCATCTGACCCTGTAGCTGTATCGCACCTCTGTGAGGCGCTGGCACGTCCTCCGGCGCGTTGCCGGTGTTCTTGGCCTCCAGCACGCCGAGGCCGGTGGTGTCAACGCTACCGCCCTGCGGCACATAGATTCCGTTTGCAGGATCGTGCGTGAACACCTTCCCACCCAGCGCCTGACCGTCCAGCGAACACGCAAACGGCAGGTGATCGTGGAAGACCGCCTCATCGAACTCTGTCTCCAGATGCGTCAGAGACAGGCGCTTGGCGGCTTCGGTGAGGATGATGCTCTCCAGAGCATCTCCCCACATCATCGGCTCGTTCTGCTCAGTGTAGGTGAGGGGGCGCCCCTCCGATGCGTCTATGGCGCGTTTGAGCGCCTCATTCGGCGTAGCGTATGGGCTACGGTTAAGGATGACGGGCAGTACCGATGCCGTCACGATGTCGTCTGGTGTCTTCTTACCGACCATTAGTTTGTCTCCTTGCTGAAAATTTCGTCGAGTGTCTTGTCTTTGTTGCGATGTATTCTGCCTGTCACAGCTTTAGCGCTTATTCCAAAGTGGTTGCCTATCTCTTGGTACGTTCTGAATGTCTTGCCTTGCAGAACATATGTCCTGAAGGGCTTCGGCCTGCTGTTAGGAATAAGCGGCGTGGTAAGCGCCTCCTCTAAGGTCCAGCCGTAGTTCAGCCTGCTCATTACGGAGTTTCTATTAATGCCATAATGGTCAGCCGCTTGCGTTATGCTGGAGAACATCTTGCCCTGTACTGTCACCTCCTTTTGAAAAGGATGCCTTTTAATCCTCTCCTCTACCTCAAGCGCCTCTTCCAGCGTCCACCCATTTCGGTGATAGCGCTGACGGAACACGTTATCGCAGACGCCATAGTGTCGGCACATTTCCCTCTCGCTAGAAAACGTTTTGCCCCTAAAATCGAACCTATTCCCTTCACGCTTCGGCAAAGGCGGCGCGGGGTCGAGGCCTACTGCCTCCCGCAACGTCCAGCCCTGTCGGCGCAGGCGAACACCTATCGTCAACTCATGAACTCCAAACGCATCGGATAACTGGCCGAGACCGTAGTATGATTTGCCATCGACAACATACTCCTTTTTGTATTCGTTGAACGCACTGACAGCGCCGCCCCTATTCTGGTTGTAGCCGTTTGGGGCGAGGGTGTTTCTTTCTTCGATCCAGTACATCTCTCGCTCGCGCAACTGCTCAACAGTTTCCGTCCGCTCGATGACCTCGAACTGAAAAGCCTCTCGGCCAAAATCTCTGATGGCCTGCCATATTGAGGCAGGTCCGCCTTGCCCCTTTCTGGCTGAGCGGAAGTGGCCGTCCTTTCTGTCAGACAGATACCTCCTCGTGGTACACCCCACATACTGCATGCCGTTGACCGTGTTGGTTGCAAGGTAAACAATCATCTCCCTGTCTCCCTTCTAGTTTCCGAGATGGGCGATAAGCGCCCACCAAGTGTAAGAGCGACTGCTCTCCACGCCGAATACCCACAGCCAGTCGATCCAGCCGAGGGTGAAGGCGGCCACTAGGGTCGCCCCCAAAATGTCGTCAAGCCGCACGTTCATTGTCTTGCTCGATGAGAATGTAGCGGCCATTGTCTTCTGGGATATCGAACCCCTTGTTCCGCAGGGTGCTGATGTAGCTGTACAACGTGTTACGGCGCAGATTCACCTTAGCCGCCAGCTTGTCGGCGGTGATCTTGTAGGTGCGCTCACGCAGGGCATCTAAGATGCGGCGCTCACCCTTGCTCAGGAAGCCGTAGGCGTCAGACGGCTCCGCCGCGTCACCCTCGTCAACAACACGCTCGCTTGGTGTGAGCTTGTATTGGTTCCCAAGCTCCTCGAACAACTCCCACTCAAGGACGGTCACATAATCAGGAGAGCCTTCACTGTCGCGCACACTCAGAACCCAATTATAGCGTTGATAGCAAACGGTATGCCCAGCCTCGTTTTGGGCCTGTGTCGTGTGACTCAAGCGCCGCTCGATGAGCGTGATTTGGTCCCACCCCAAAGAGCTAGGGTTGTCTGATTGAACGGAATAGTCGAGATAGTAAGTAGTATTAGCGATCATAATGATCTCCCTTCTGTTGTTAGGGGCGGTTTCCCCAGACCCGCCGAAGCGGGTTTCGGCTG